GGAATTTGTTGGTACATAAGAGTGATACTTTTCAATAATATACTTTACCAACTCTTTTTGTTCTTTACTTGATACTTGAACAAGAATCATTTAGACTTTCCAATCTTGAACTCACAATTCATTAGAATCTCCACCATCATCGCAGTCATGTTAATCTCATGATCGGCAACAAAAGCTGCCTTGTACTGATACTCTGCAATGATTGTGATGGCCTGTGGAATGCTCGTAGGAACTAGCATGTCGGATAGATTGTCATAGACTTTACGGAAGATATCCGTGCTGTTATCCATGTTCTTCACGATCCACTCACGGACTCCCTTGAAATCCTTCTTTGACATACAAGCAATCAGCTTGGCGATATCAATATCCTTGACATCAGATAGAACCCCAACATCAATTTCACCAGACACAGAGTATCGCTGAAGTTCATTGAGAACTCGTCTGAAGTCTGGAAAATGTTTGACTACGAGTTGCTGAACAGACTTATCATTATACTTAATATTCTCTATATCAAGAATCTTGCATGTGCGCTTGTACATATCCTTAGCAAGATTTGGCCTTTCATCTCCCATGTTGTTGAAGTTAACTTCAGTACAACGAGAATGCAAAGGCTCAATGATTCGATACTTCCAGTTGCATGTCATGATGAATCGGCAGTTGGCCGCAAACTCTTCAATAGCCCCGCGCAAGGCAGGCTGAATGCTCTGGGCGTTACTGTAGTCAAACTCGTCCAGAATCACTACCTTCTTCGCATCGGTCAGAGAAACTGTGCTGGCAAAGCTACGAATCTTGGTTCGTAGTGTATCGATGTTACCGTCTTCTGAGCAGTTAATGAGAATATAGTCGCATCCTAGATCTTTGCAGAGAGCCTTAGCAACTGAGGTCTTACCGCAACCAGGATTTCCAACAAAGATCATATTCTGCAACTCACCGCTCTTGATCATTTGACTGAAGGTTGACCTCAATTCAGTTGTCAAGATGCAATCAGATAGCGTCTGGGGTCGATACTTCTCGACCCACAGAAATTGATCTGCGTTCATATTACTGTCCAGTCTTGCTACCAGATTCCAGAGCAATCCAGTAAATGAGATTTAGATTCTTTGATATAAACTTGGTAATGACCTTGCTGCCGACTTGAACATCATAGTTGCCCGGAATGACTTTGAGGTTTTCCATCTTCAGACGGAACTCAAAGTCATCATCATATTCCGAATCTAGGCAGTCTTCCGTAGAGCCAAGACTGATAGAGTAGCTGTTGGTAGTGCTATCCTTGCTGTCGCAGACCTTGGCAAAGACTTCGCCATCCTCAGCATAGATCGACATATCAGACACCTGAAGGACGCTAGAAGCCTTCTGTAGTTCCTGAAGCTTCTTCTCTGTCAGGGAGAACTCAAGAACTGATGCTGGCATGTTAAGGGCCTTCGGTGGCTGGCTAGTGATAAGCTTCGGTTCGCAGTAGAAATACTTGACTGAAGAACCAGCCTCATTGGAGATTTCCATGTACTTGTCATGGAACTCTAGTTCTGGCTGCTCAAACAGCGTGATGATTCCAAGGAACTGAGATAGATCCCAGATACCAAATTCCTGTTCAAATGTCTCCTCTACCATGGCCTCTGCCACGATATTCTTGTAAGATGACATCGTAACAAGTCTGTTTCCCGGACGGATCAGCAGATTACTGTTGATGGTCGAAAAGTTCTTCAGAATCTGGATCGTTGGCTTGCTGAGAGTTAGTTTGGATGTAGTTTTCATAATATAAAATTCACCTTTCAATCAGGCATTGTCCTGTAAATAGTCAAAAAAGTCAAGGCTTCCTTCACTCAAATAATGCATTAATTTTTTTGTGTTGTGACGAATATCACGAAGTCTTTTCTTTTTAAAGAATCTTGCGATTTTTCTGGCCCGAATGATTTTCCAAAGTGGATGTTTTTTCATAAGATACCTACCCAAGAATACGAGTTGCCATCATAAATGTACTCAAACAACATACCGCTTGTTGTATTGAGCCATCTTTGTCCGACAACTGGTTCGTAAGGGGCAGAAGCTCCTGTATGTACTCCAGAAGAGTTCAAAAGTTCCCAACCCCTTGTTTTACCATGCTCGGGGGAAAATCCGCTTGTTTCAAAACAAGCGTAATAATATTTGCCTTCTCTTTCGACAATATCCCCTATATCGTATACCTTGAGTGTACCGTCTGGATTTGAAATCTTAAATTGTCCAATAAAATTTAAAGCCATTAGGTTTGTACCAATCTACTAAAATTATTCTTCTTATCAAAAGTAACTGAACTATTAAATTTATCGTGGAGTTGATCTGTCTTGTGGCTGATTACAAAGACATTGCAACCCTTCTTCAGGTTGTTCAGCAACTTCATAAGTTCGTCTGTACCGATAGAGTCTAGTGACGAGTCAAATACTTCGTCAAGAATGAGTAGGTTGCAGTGAAGACTGTTCTTCATTCTCGCAACTTCCCGCCAAGCCAGGAGTAGAGAAATGTCGATTCTCATCTTTTCTCCTTCACTGAAACTCAGATACGAAAACTCGTCACGATACCGACTTTCAATCTTTTCGTTAAACTGCTCATCGAGATTGAACTTAACGAAGAATCCCATGTTACTGAGATTCTTATTCACTAACTTATTTATAATCGGAAGATAGTGATTGACAATCTTTCCCTTAATGCCACCATCCTTCAATAGGTCCACAACAATTTCGTGATCGTTCTGTTGTTTTTCTAGTGAAGATAATGAATTTTCTTTACCTTTTCTTTCATTTTTGGCGGATTCAAGCTGAATTATAACTTCATTAATTTGGGATTCGCTGATAGAATTCCTATCCTGCTCGTATCCAGTCTTGATCTTCTCTAGATTGGCCATTTCCCGCTCAATAGACTTGACCTCACGGACAAGCTCCTTGATCTCCTCTTCTGTGGCCTTCTTCTCCTTGAGGGCCGTACCGTGCCAGCTAATGGCGTTTATAAGCTCTTCGACATTAGTTGCCAGCTTTGACAGCTTGGCCTTCTTATTATCCGTAATATGACATTTATGGCCCTTATCGATAGCCTGCTTACAGGTAGGGCAAGACTCATTAGAATTAAAGAATTCTAGCTCTTCATTTAGTGTATTTACATTTACAGTAAGATCTGCCTTCTTTTCTCTTAGTTCGGCCAGATCTTCATCTGTGATCTTGTACTGTTCTAGCTTTTTACCCTCTTGAAGGATTTGCTTGTTTAGAAGCTTAATCTTTCCTTTGAAGTCTTCAATTTCCTGAACCTTTTCTTTAATCTTAGTGTCCAATACTTCAATGTTTTTTTCAAAATTTGACTGCAAATTTTTAAGCGTAGTTTCATAAAGTTTTATCTTTTCATCTGTAACTTTTAAGTCAATCCTAATACTTTTTATATTCTCCCGTATCTGAGAAAGTTTGCCTTTAAGAATTAAATTCATTGATGAAAAAACATCAATGTCTAGAATTGTTTCAATTACTTGGCGGCGATCATGGGGGGGTAATTCCATGAAAGGAACAAAAGAAGACTTACCAAGAATAATGACTTGCATGAAAGCCTTCTTATTCATCTTTAGAATTTGGTTCTCAAGCATGTCCTGATAGTCCTTGATCTTAGCAGCCTGTTCTATCATTACTCCATTTTTATAGACCTCAAAGACCTTTGGAGTAAGACCACGAACTATCTTGTATTGTGTCTTGTTAACTTCAAACTCAATTTCTACAACACAATTTTTTTTATTGACGCTGTTTACCAACTGAAGAATGTTGATGTTTCGAAAAGGAGTTCCAAACAAACCAAATGTAATTGCATCAAGAAAGGCAAAAGACTTTCCATTTCCATTTGCTCCCCCAACGAGAGTCGTTGCACTCTTCTCAAAGTCAATCTCTGAAAAGTTGTTTCCGAAGGAACCGAAATTCTTAAACCGGATTTTCTTGAAGTTAATCATCTATAGTGAGAGATTCTTGGTACAAATCTTGGATGATATTCTTGATATCGTTTTTGTTCGTAATCTCTGAGAGATCGTCTATCTCTTTGCAGATCATTGTTATTGTATCCATATTCATATCAATATCAATAGACGAGTAATTCATTTCAATTTCTTCATCTACGACTGTTAAATCGTAAGGCTTTGCTTCATTCAATTTAGTTATGAACTTTTCGTAAAAGACTGGTTTATTTCTTCTCTGAACAACCAATCTTACATATTTATCACGAAACCGAGTGAAATCAAAATTCTCTAGCTGCTCTGGTAGAGAGTCATCGTAAACGATTCTGTGAAACAACTCTTCTGTGTTTTGTATGAACTCAAGATCCCTGGTTTTGGTATCAAAAACATGGAATCCTTTTCTTTCATTTATATCAGTAAAGCCCATCTGGTATTGAGTACCAAGATATTCGATATTCTTATGGCGAGACTTCAGGTGAAAGTGGCCTGACACAACAGTTTCGAATCTATTAAACATCTCTAGCTGAAGTCCTGATTCGTGATATACTCCACGAAGAACTTCAAAACCAATAATTTCAAAGTGTCCAAGAAGAATATGGGCCTTTGAGTTATTAATATAATCAATGCACTGAGAAAGATTATCTTCACATATCCAAGGAACTGCACCAATAGTAACATCTGGGTAGAGCAAATCCTTTGGTTCATTCACTACTTCTATATGAAAATACTTCTCAAGAAGTTCTTGGGGGGAATTTGTTTTATTTGTATTACGAAAATAGGTATCGTGATTTCCGATGATGATTTGCATTGACATGCCCATCTTTTCCATCGGGCCAATGACTCTAGTACGAACTTCCTTCAGAGTATTGAAGTTGATATATTTGCGACGATCAAAGAAGTCACCCAGATGAATTATGTGTTCGATATTATTTTTTATGCAATATGGAAAGAACTGCTTCTCAAAGAATTGAATAAAATGTTCAAGAAGAACAGGGGAATCATTCTTCGCTCCAAAATGAGTATCGTTAATAATTGCTATCTTCATCTGGGCGTTTTCTTCTTCTTCTTCTTCTTCTTCTTCTTTACTTTTATATCTTCAAATTTATTCACATCATTTTCTGATAAATTGAATATCTCTCTGAGGCTGGCCGAACTATCCTTATCAAAGTAATTTTCTTTGAACCAACGATGAAATTTCTCGTCAGCATTATCTTCCATGATCTTATACTTTATATAAGACTGCTTCTTTTCTTTTTCGATTCGTCTAAGGAAAGCAAAGTATATAATTTGGGTAAAATACGAAAAGGGATTCTTTGATTTTTTTGAATCGAAATTATGAGCATACATCAAACAATTTTCGATTCCATCCCCTACCATCTCTTCCCTATAGGGGTAGTTCATAAAATTTGGTCTGTAGGAGAGGTGTTCCGCGATTTTCAAGAAAGATTCGGCTATGTAATCTGAAACGGGGGGTTTTTTTCTACCAGAATCCTCAGCCGTATTGTACTTCTTTTTCCATTTTATCATCTCAGCCAAAAATTCTTTATTATCCACATAATGAGATTTTTCTTCTTCCTTCACTATGGGTACTAAGCCTGGATCTATTATGTCATCAACCTCTTCTATTTTTTTCTTTTTTCTCATATGCGAATAATATCATGTTCCCAGAAAAAATCAATTGACAAAATCCAGACTTTTGGATACACTTCGCTGTGTAGGCGAGCATCAAGGGAATTTGTAACTAATTAGTTACTCTTTAGTATCCTTAGATACATCATCGATATACTTACGAGGATCATCGGGGAAGTCTTCTAAATTGATTCCCTTTTTCTTTAGTTTATCCTTTTCCTTCTCGCTCATTAGTTCTATTTCTGGAATAACAATTTCTCTGATTTCTTTGTCATCATCGTCGCTCATGGGATCCACTAAAGCATCAAAATCTAAAAGACCATTTTCCAAAAGGTCTTCAAAAATATCTGGTGGAATTGAAAAAAACATTCCAACATTATTTGCTCTAGGGCCAAAAGGAAATGGCATCATTGGTGATTTAGGAGAATTATTTTTAGGTTTTTCTTCGTAATTCGGTGGTTCTTCTCCCATTAAATCTTTTAACATTTTATTGAAAGCATCTTCATTATTTAAAATTTTATCGAGTTGATTTTGTGCATTGTCAACAGCCTTCTTTGTTTTTTCTTCTTTGCGAATGCTGTTATGATACATGTTTACTGTGCTATCGCTTGGTTGTAAAATAGTAGCGATATAATCTTTTGGAATATCGATTTCTTCTGCTTCTGTAAATTCTAACCAATTGCGAAGAACTGTGATCTCTCTGGTAATACCAAAATTATCATGTGTCATATGAGACTTGATAACCATTGGACGCAGAACATGAATCGTTGATTCGTTCTCTCCCGCCAGCAGACACAACACTTCTTCCCCACTTCTCAGCTTGAGTAATCTGCAAGTAGTTTCCATATGACTATTTATCCTTTCAGATATCTATCGGAACTAGTTTGAAATTGAAAGATTCGTTTTCGTAAATTTTTATTCGTTCAAGGAAATGATCAAATACATGATTTTTATATTTTTTGTGACGAAGATCATCAACTAAATCGTAAATCATCACATGATCTTTTGTTTCTGATATTCTAAGACCGCGACCAATTGATTGTAAAACACGAACTATTGATTTTGAAGGATGAAGAAATACAATATTGTGTATGTTCTTAATATTTATACCAGTGCTGCATGTACCGTAAGACGCAACGAGAATAGAATCACTAGACTTATCCACAATTTTACGAATCTCTTCTCGATCTTCTACATCGGTCATTCCAGAAATGAAATACACTTTCTTGTCTGTACATTTTTTCTGTAGAGATTGATAGAACGGAAGACCGTGCTTTTGTACTTGCGAGAAAAGAATTAGACTGTTTCCTTTGAGCAAGGAGCAAAGTTTTTCTGTAACCTTGTTTCTTCTTTCATGTGAAATAATATATTCAATTTCATCTTGATATGTCTTGTATTTCATCAAATCGCATTCTTCTTTTGCGTATTTCAATTGAACACAATTGATGTCTAACTGAGAAAGAATTTTGTTATCGATGAGATTCTTTGTGCTTGTGACACGAATAGGCGGACCAAACAGCCCTTCCAGAACTAACTTATGCACCTGGACATTATCTAATGTACCCGTAGTGCCAATGCGAATATGACAATTTCTGAGCTTAGTCATTAGTTTGACCAATGATTTTGCCTTAAAAAGGTGGCACTCGTCACCGATTACTGCGTCGTAATCTGCAAATGTTTTCTCTGGCAATTCATATACACTTTGCCATGTAGATATAACAATAGGCTTAGTGGTTTCTTTCTCTCTGCCTGCATATATTATGTGAATGTTCTTTTCTGCGTTCCAATCCTTACCCGCATATTCAATGAAATCCGATCTCATTTGGTGAACCAAGTTTGTGGTAGGAACAAGAATGAGAACTCTTTTGTTTTTGCTGAGAAGATAGCGCAGAATACAGTAAATGATCAACGACTTGCCGCTACCTGTTGGGGATATCAGTAGACTACGCTTATGATCAAGAGCCATTTCCACAGCCCTTCTCTGATAGTCTCTGAGCTGGATTTCGCCAGAATCTGAGTATAGAGGTAGGTCATCAATATAAGACTTATAATCCTCAAAGAACTCCTCCTTAAAATTTTCAAACTTGCATTCGTAATTTCTATCAAGGCAAAACTGTACTATTTTGTTTCGAAGACCAGTATAAATCTTGCGCGTGAAGTAGTTAAATAAACGAATTTGGCCATCCCAGACTCTACGCTTATATGCTGGAGAGTATTGGGAGTTTGGGACCTTGAATGTGAAATAATCGGATATCTCCTTTGCTACTGAATTTTCGCAATGAATCTTGATGAATGTACCATCGATTTTTTCTATTTTTACTTCTTCACTGCCCATGACTGAATTTGATCCATTCAATAGCGGATCGTATATTCCATTGTCTATTGCCTACGATCTTTACAACCCCATCCAAATAACTCACCAGTTCTTTCTTTTCGGTGATCTGTTTTTCAAGACGAATAACATCATCATCCGCGTCAATGAACCGATCTACATCTGTCTTGAGAATATTTAGGTCAAATTGCTCCCATTTAAAACGGTCTAGCTCTTCTTTAGACAGCTTCCCTGTGTAATACAGCCATTTGTACTTCCGCATGACGCGGAGCGTTCTCTCGTCATCTGCAAGGGCTTCCTTGTGCTTCTTAAGGAATAGAAGGTACTTGTTATGAATCTGTGGAGTATTGACCGATTCTATTGCTAGTTCGGTGGAATCAATCTTTAAGTCTTCTTGTACTTGTTGTTTTAGTTCGTCAAAATTCATAATGTAATTATACACATATTACGATAAAATCAAGAAGATGATGATCCCGGATCTGGTTCAAACCTATAGTAAGTATATGCAAATGTTGCAGTTGCAACTTGCGGTTGATATGTAGCAGCGGTGGATGTAAAACG